AACAGTATTTAGGATTCCAGAATCGGAGGATGCCACGGTAGCATAGGGCAATGGAATCAACGGGATGTCTGCGATGCGGAGGACCCGCGGGGAAGCGGGGTAAGAGGGGTCCCGCGCGCAAGTATTGCTCCAACGCGTGCCGTTCAGCGGCATACAAAGCCAGGCTCCCGGCCGGCACGTTGAAGGATCGCTATTTACATAGCGCTCCGACAATGCTTGCAAAACAGGCTGATCAATACCGGGAGCGCGTCCGCGCTGCGACCGGGCGGGAGGTCCGCCCTTACGGTGAGAGCGCCATCAAGACGCTCACTTGCGCCAACCCGGCTTGCTGCAAATTGTTCACGGCCTACACCGCCAATCCCCCACGGCGCTATTGCTCGCTGGCATGCCGCAATGCGATGCAAGCCCGGAGCCGGTTAATAGAGCAAGCCTGCGAGCATTGCGGCGTGTCATTTACCGTCAGGGCCAGCCGTCCGCAACGCTTCTGCTCAAAGCGGTGCTCTGCCCGGGTTAAGCCAGCGCGTGATCAACAGGTCGCGGAAACGGCCCTCCGGACTGCCCGCGTGACATTCCTGCGTGTCCTTACATTACGGACCGAGTGCATGCAGTGCGGCGTGACGTTCATAGGTAAGAGGAAGTATTGTGGTAAGAGGAAGTATTGTTCACAGGCTTGTATCAATGACTCAATGCGAAAGCCCAAAATTGAGTTGGCGTGCAAGCGATGTGGAAAGCTATTCATTAGGGGGCATGGTGCCAGGCTATTCTGTTCTAAAAGGTGCATGCGGCGCATCCGGAATCGAGGCGAAAGCAACCACATCCAACGCGCCAAGAGGGCCGGCGTCCCGCATGAATCTGTCAGGCGCGTTACGGTATTTGAGCGGGACCGTTGGCAATGTCAGATATGTGGCGTTGATACTCCGCGCTTGATGATCGGAGGCACGTCTGATGACGCGCCGGAATTGGACCATCGCATCCCCTTTGCCGCCGGCGGCTCACACACCTATGAGAACGTGCAGTGCGCTTGCCGTAAGTGTAATTCCATCAAGGGCCACACCGCAGTAATAGGCCAACTTCCGTTGTGGCCAAGGCCATTCAAACCATCAGCCGTCAAAGTGACCACGACCATGACCACAAAAAATAGCCCTGCCGCCAGGAGGGAGGCGATGAGGTAGATCACAAGTGCGCCACGGAGATAGGCCAATGTCGGCCACCGGGGCTGCTCACTCCCTGTCAACCACCGACCACCGCCACCGTGACCCTCCGGGCCGGTGTCGCTCATGTTGGCGCCCGGAAAGCCAGCTTTGCCGTTTCCTCAATGATTTCCGGGTTTGGTCCCGGTGACTTGCGCGGGAGCCGGCCGGTGCCGAAGCCTTGATCGTCCCATCCCTCTTCACGCAGCTTCCGGCGTAGGTCTGGAAACTTCGCGAATAGGTTAATGAACGCCGCGGCCTCGCCGGGGATCGGCGTCCCGCCTTGTGCCCATCGCTCCACGCGCCGGCGGATCGTCAGTGGGTCAGCGGTATCCCCAAGGTGGGCCAACAGGCGCGCCAGAGCCCCTTGCGACATTTCGAGGGCCGCCAGCGTGTTGCGGAATTGATTGCGTGTCATGGTCCTCTCCGGCGCTCCGCCGGCGCCAGTCGCCGGCGGCTCCGCCTCCAATCTAGTGCAGATATTCCCCTAGACCCATCCGGGTGAAGGCCTCGATGATGGGCGTGGAGCACATGCCGTCTATACCAACAAAATAGCCGGCTTGCTTCTGCCACTCACAGGCATCCCGGACCGCGGCCCCGAATTCCGCCTCATCAGCGCACTCCGTCACCACGACATCACCCTCGGCGTAGGAGCACAGCCGGAGGGTGAGGGGATTGATCCAGTTGCCGTAATACCAAGCGTCTTGCTTGGTATCGAGTTGAGCCCAACCGTCCCGGAAATGGCAGAGCTTGAAGTCGTAGCGGTATCGGTCGCCCATGGGCTCGAAGGCGCGCGTGACCTTGCTCATTCTGGCCACTCCACGTCGAAGGTCACGTAAACGCCTTTCCGGAATCGCTCACAGCAGAGCTCAACGAATTCCGGCTCCCATCCGGCCAGGTGCTTGCGGATGTGGTCAGCGTCAGGGATCGGCTCACCGCCGAGGGCGGCCAGGTGGAGACACTGCCGGTCATATTCATATCGTCCGAGTTGCGGAAAGGGGTTTTGCGTGAGCCCCATGTGATGAAACGGGTTTTCATCCGTCCCGTTCAATGCAACACGCAAGGTAATCATCGAGCGGCCCTCCGGCCCGTCCCCGTCATCATTGAGCGCAGCACGAGGCGCGCCACCGTTTCATCCGACAGGTTGAGGCGGTCCCGGTTCAACCATTCCGCCACGGCCCGCATGGTCGGCTCATCACCGAATGCAAAGCGCTCCGGCAACGGATAGTGGCCGGTTACGCCCTCAATGACGATGGACAGGATATAGGCGCCGCGATCCATGGTCGCCGTGAAGCAAAATTGGACGCGTCCGCGGCCGTTCATTTCTAGGACCCGGTTTTCCATGGCAGTGCAGAGCTCGGCGGCCGGGACGGGAAGAGTGTTGGTCATGGCTCAACCCTCCCCGCCCGGAAGCGGCTGAAACTTAATCGGGTCTGAGTTGCGGACACCGTTGGTATTGCCGGGCGGCACAAGCACAACGAATTGCTCGCCATCAATCTGCACAGTGTCCCCGGGCGCCAGGATGACGGCCCGTGCCAGGTTCTCGTCCTCAATTTTACGCTGCGCCGCGTAAAAGGCCTTGCTGTCAGTGAGGGCCGTCCCGGCGTGGAGAGTCCACGCGATTTCGTGGCCGTTCTTGCGCGCTCTGGCGTAGGCCTCCGCCGGGTCCTTCCGATACTCTGTGGCGTAGCCGCGGACCGTGCCGACCTCGACGGTGGTGCGGTCATACGGAGCGGCCCATGTCGCCAGGCGCACGCGGTCGCCATGTCGCAGGACGCGGGCGGGATTGGTTGTGTCAGTCATCGGGTAGGTTCCTTTACTTGCCGCCGGCGCCATCGCCGGCCGCACCTTCCTTATACCAACGTTTTGTTGGTATGTCCAGTGAATGCGCGGCGCACATTCAAACGGAGCTCCGCCGATGGACCTGTTGCTACTGATTATCGTGTTGGTTCTGCTATTCGGCGGAGGCGGAGGAATATATCGCTACGGATCACGCGCGAGTTGGGGGCCGGGATACTACGCCGGCGGAGGCCTCGGCCTGATCGTGCTCATCGTGGTGATCGTGTTGCTGTTCGGCGGAGGCCTCCCACACTGGCGCTACTGATGCCGTGGTATCTAAATCGGTTGGCACGTTGGCGCCTCCCGCGCTCCGTGGCCGGGCGGTCATCAGTGATAACCATAGTTGCCGGGGACGTTATAGCACTCTTCACTGCCGCGCGGCCGTTGCTCAGGTGGCAGAGCGCAAATCCGCTTGTATTCAGCGACGGCGTCATGTTCACGGGCCGCCTGGCGTTGTTGCCATGCCTGATAATCCTTCAACGGATAGCAGTCCGTGAATGTCGTGCCGTGCAACATGAAGTTCCGGCAAACCATCTGATTCGAAGTGCCATGCGTCGCAACATATTGGTCAGCGCGGGCAGGCGCGGCCAGCGTGGCGCAGAGCGCCAGGGCGGCAAGTGATGTGCGTTTCATAATTCGTCCTCTGATACGGCCTCATAGGCGTCATCGAAGATCGGGAACGGCGTGAGGCCCATCGTCTCCCGTTTCGTGTTGATAAAGTCCATACAGGACCGGCAAACCGGCTCCCGCGTCCCGGTGATCGCGGACGTGCTCGGGACCCGGAGCGGATTGTAAGAGAACGGTCGGCCGCACGTGATGCACGGACCCATGCAGAAAGCGAACCCCATCGACCTACTCCCCGCCCGGCAGGTTGAGCGTGGCACTGTAGAGCTTCGCCAGGTCCCGCGCCGCCTTCACGGCCGCGGCCTGCGACCGGAAAAACTGCTCGGAAACCGTGTGCCCGAGTGCGTTCCAATTATCATCCGGCAGGCCGAAGCACCGGACCCGCCAGCCTCTCCCGCTCCCGCGATAGCCTCGCGGTTGCGTCCAATCGGTGACCGTCACCGTGTAGTGCATTGTCATCATCGCCTCCCGCTCATGAGATACGCCATGCCATACGGACCGCAGCCTGACAGCGGCTCAGCGTTGCGAAGGTTGCCGCGCGGATGGCGGGCCGGCGTCTTCCAACCGTCCGACTTCAGCAGGTTGCCGGTGGCGAACTCGATGAAGCCATAAGCATATCGGCTTGATGGATTGTCCTCCACGACGATCCGCGCATAGCGCGCGCCAGGCATTATCAGCACGCGCGGAGGCGTGCCGACATTCCGGGCGGTAGTGTGATGCGCGGCCAGCATCGCCTCAAGGGCGGCGCGGAAGGCCTCGATTTCCTCTGCGGTTACGGGCGCGTCCATCACACCCTCACTTCGCCACGTGGTAAAGGTGGCCATCCCGCGTCAACCGGCCGGCGCGGACAAGGCCGCTCATCAGTTGGTTGTATTGGTCAAGGGTCACGCCGTGCGCCATAAGCGCGGCATAGATCACGCCGCCTGGTGCGCCCAACGGGCCGGCGGCCTTCACGGCGTCCTCAATCGCTTCAGCAACCATGCGGATAGCGGCGATCTCTTGTGCGGTCATGGGAGGGTCCTCTGTGTCACCGGCGCCAATCGCCGGCGGACAAATGAAACATACCAACATTGTATTGGTATTGCTAGTTTAATCGCTATGCATCGGCGGAGTGTCCAGCGTGCGCTAATTGCGCATGACATACCAACGGAATGTTGGTATAGTGTTTCCTGTAAGAAGGAGACACGCTAATGGCCACGCGCCGCACCTGGATTGACACCTGCAAGTTCTGCAACCGGACCGCTGATACCAACGTCCCGCCGGTTCCGCCTGAAACCGCCTGGGTCGGCGTCTGCATGGCCTGCAACAAGGTGCACGGCTTGAGCGCGACCTATGATGCCTGGCGCACCGCGTGGATTGCCACCGTCAAGGCGGAGGCCCGGGCCGAGGGTGAGGCCGTTTGGAAGGCCAAGGGGATCAAGGTTGGCGACCAGGTCCGCGTCTTCGGTCAGTCCCTCTTGGGCCGCTTCCCGATCCTCGGCACGGCCAAGGTCGGCGCCTCCGGCGCCTATGTCCAGGCGAAAGGATATGGCCGCCTTGATCCGCGCGGCGCTCAGCGCGTGGGGGACCCGGCGCCATGAGCGCCCTCATCGGATACGGGCTGATGATAGCCGCGCTACTGCTGACCGTCCTGGCGTTGCGATTGCTGAAACCGTCGCCATCCAACCCGCCCGAGGCTCGCAGCGTGCCCTATGATCCCCGCCTCCACCGTTGGATCGGGCCGCGGGACTAAGCCGGTAGAACAAGGGGCTGATGCAAGCGTGAATGAAGCAGTATTTGAAATCCACAAGCCGCCTATCACCGCGGCGCTTGTGGCCAGTGGCTTTGATCGCATCGCGCCACGATATGACAGCGTGTTTCGCTCCCGCCGTTGCTGCGCCGAGGATCGGCTTCTGGCCGCCAGTCTCCGCCCGTTCCTCCGTGGCTCTAGCTCTATGGGTGATCTCTTGGATGTCGGTTGCGGCACAGGCGCACTCTTGCGTCTCGTGAAGTGGCCGGTGTGGCATTACACCGGCATAGACGTGTCAGCCGGTATGCTGGCGGAGGCCGGGCGGCAGTATCCGAACGCCACGTTCTATCAGGCCTCCGTGGAGGCCATGCCGTTCCCTGACGGACAGTTTGAGCGTGTCGTCTCGATCTTCTCCGCGCTCTCCTACGTCCCCGGACCTGCAAGGGCCGTGCGTGAGATTTTTCGTGTTCTCCGGCCTGGCGGCCGATGCTTCGTGATGGTCTATGCGCCGCGGTGGTATCGCCGTAACGCGGACTGTGCTGGTGATCTTCATTTGCACCTGGCGCCCGCGGCATGGAGCGCCTGGCAGGCCGTCACACGTTTCCACCTGGCCGGCTTTTATCCGGAGCTCATCCGCCTGTCAGCGTTCTCGATCCTGCCGACGCCGTTGCTGCGCTTTGACGCCTTACTCGCGCGACGGTTCCCGGAGGCCGGTCGCTATCTCATCATTGAGGCCGCGCGTCCGGCATGACCAAGTCACGGTCACGGACCGGGCTCGACGTGTTCGAGCAAGCCTTGCAGCGGCTCCATGAGCTCTACGCCGGCGGGCACACCGTGGTCGTCGCCTTCAGTGCCGGGAAGGATAGCGGCGTCTGTCTTGAGCTCGCCATCATGGCGGCGCGGATGACCGGCCGGCTCCCGGTGCACGTCTCGATGCGCGATGAAGAGGTAATGCTCCCGGGGACGTTTGAATATGCGGAGCGGGTCGCCAAGCGGCCCGAGGTTGATTTCCGCTGGTGCGTGGCCAACCAACCGATTGTCAACGTGTTCAACCGGCGTGCGCCGTACTGGTGGGTCTTTGACCCGGAGCTCCGCCCGGAGCAATGGGTCCGCCAACCGCCGGAGTGCGCAACCCGGATCGACGCTCTCGACATCACGCGGATTATCACACGGCAGACGTATCCCACGGCGCCAGGCAAAGACATATTCGCGGTCATTGGTATCCGCGCGAGCGAAAGTCAAAACCGGCGTTACAGCGTGTTCGCCGCCGGCGGGCACCTGACCAAGCCGAACGCCATGGGGACCCGGAATTGCCGACCGATTTATGACTGGCAGGATGCGGACGTGTGGCGCGCGGTCAGAGACAATCAGTGGGATTACAACCGGGCTTACGACACCATGATGCGGTTCAATATCCCTCTATCGAAAATGCGGATCGCGCCGCCGACGCTCAACTCCGCCTCCGTGTATCTGCTTGAGATGGCGCGGAAGGCCTGGCCGCGATGGTTTGATAAGGTGGAGGACCGGCTTCCGGGCGTCAAAACCATATCGCAGTTCGGCGCGCGCGCCGTGATGCCGCACCGGCGCACTGACGAAACCTGGCACGACACCTTTATGCGGGAGTGCATCACGGAGGCGCCGGCGCCGTGGATTGCGGAGCGCTCCACGAACGTCATGCGCGCGCTGCTATCGCTCCATGCACATCATTCGACGGCGCCGTTCCCGGACGTGAAGCCTTGCTATATGTGCGTCGGCAATATGGGCGCCTGGCGCTCACTCGCGATGGCGCTTTACAACGGGGACCCGTTCGCGCTGAAGACGCAGGGGATCGGCGGCAACCGCGCGATGGAGCCGGAGTTCTTCCGCCACGGCGCCGGCAGTTGGGGCGGTCATTCACCGACCTGGTCATGAGCCCGTGGCACTACGCCTCCACCGGAGGCCTCAACTATCCGGTTCAACCTGGCGACGTGTGGCGCGCGGGTCCTCACGTTATCGCTTGCGGGGATTTGGAAGCCGGGGACGGGCTCCGGCTCGTTGACAAGTTCGGAGCTCCGGACCTGGTCTATTCCGACCCGCCTTGGAATGACGGCAACGCCGGCGCGTTCCGCACGAAAGCCGGGACACCGCGCCAGGTGAACTTCACGGCGTTCCTGGATCAGCTGCTCACCGTGGTTCGCATGGCGCGCCGTGACGTGTTCCTGGAAATGGGGCTCGCCAACGCGCCGCACCTGATGGACCTGGCGGAGCGCCACGGCGGGGAGGTCATCCGGCGCTGGCCGATCACCTATTACCGGCGGCATCCCTGCATGCTTCTGCATCTGCGCTGGCAGGGTCCGGCCGCTGATGTGGACGGGCTCGCCGGGATGGACGACGAGGATACCCCGAAAACAGCGCTCAATGCCTGCATGCGGCCCGGTGACGTTGTAATGGACCCTTGCGCCGGCCGCGGCCTGACGGCTGTCACGGCGGCTACAGCGGGCGGGACGTTCCTGGGTCTTGAGCTCTCCCCGTGGCGCATGTCGTGCACGTTGACCCGCCTGGCAGCGGCCGGTTGCACCATCACGCGCAAAGGACCCTTGTAGATGGCGAAACGCGCCTCAAAGACGCCGCCGATCAAAACCAACGTCGCGTTGGAAACGCTGGTCATCGAGTATGTGCCGATCGAGTCCGTGAAGCCGAACGAATACAATCCCAACCGGATGAGCGAGAAGGACTTTGAGCTTCTACTGCGCTCCATGCGGGAGGACGGGTTCACGCAACCCGTCATCGTGCAGCGCGAGACGCGGGTGATTGTTGACGGGGAGCACCGCTGGCGCGCCGCGGCGCATCTCGGCATGACGACGCTCCCGGTCGTGCTGGTGAGCATGTCCCCGGAGCAAGCGCGGATCGCCACGCTCCGCCACAACCGGGCCAGGGGCGCGGAGGATCTGCAACTCTCCGCCGAGGTCCTCCGGGACCTGGAAAAGCTCGGCGCGCTTGAATGGGCCGCTGACAGTTTGATGCTCAGTGACGCGGAGATTGAGAAGCTACTCGCGGACGTGCCGGCGCCGGACGCGCTGGCCGGCGCTGAATACTCAACGGCATGGGCGCCCGGGGAGCGGCCGGAGGACGCCGAGATCACGGACCGTGCCACCGACACGAACGGCTCCGGGATTGTCCAGACATCCGCCGCGTCGGTGAATGCAATTGAGGTGCAGCGGCGCCAGGAAACCCGGATGGCGGAGGCTCGCACGGAGGAAGAGCGGGAGCTCGCGCGGAAGGATGGCACGTTCTACCGCATCAACCTGATGTTCGCGGATGACGAGGCGAAGGTTATCAAAACGGTGCTCGGGGACCGGCCCGCGGAGCGCCTGTTGCAAATCTGCCGGGACCTGGTGCCGGCCTAGGCCGGCGCGTCAGGCTTCGTCGGAGCCGCCGGCGATGCCGCCGGTCACGCGGCTACTACGCGTCTCCGGAGTGGCCTGCGGCTTTGCCGGCACGTCCCGGTTGATGATCTTGCTGATATTCAGATTTGTGGTCATGGCCCAATACTTGAAGCCGTCACCGAGCTCCAAATACTTGTTCTTCCGGCCGCGAAAACTGCCGGTGTAGCCGTGCTTGTGGATGGCATGAAACAGGGCGACATACGTCGCCTCGTTCTCCGGGCTCCGCACGATATACCAGTGCGGAATCTCCGGCATGCTCTTTGCGAAACGGAACGGGAGGCCTTTGACGGCCTCCCGGAGCTCAACTATTTCCGGTAGCTCTGCTGCTTGCATCACGCCTCCAATGCAGCGGCCGTCAACCGGACCTCACCGTTCGCGCTGCTACCGCGGAGCTCTATCATACCGCGGCGGCGGAGTGCACCGGTCAAACCGGGCAGCTGCCCTTTGGCCAGGTTGTGCGGCGTGTCGCTGTCATGGATGGCCTTGTATTTGACCCATTCACCGGCCCGCTCATGGAGCGGCTTGCCAGCCAAGGCCTTGCAGTCAATCAACGCCACGAGCAGGCGGGTTTGCTCGGCTGTGAGGCCGTCCGTCTTTGCCGGCGCCTTGACCGGCGGAGCGGTGGGGACCGCCGGAGCCTCAGCCGCCTTGGCGTATGGCCACGCCTCCGTGCGGACAAGCACCTTCTCGGTCGTCGTCGCCGCCTGGCGGGCACGCTTGGCAACCTTGGCAGTCTGCCGCTCAAGCCGGGCCTGGCGGAGCTCCTTCACCGAGTCCTTGGCGATCTTGGCCGCGGCCTTCTCCGGATCACCCTCGACGGTCCGGACCGGACCATGCAGTGACCGGAGCTCCACCGGCGCGCCGCTGACGGCATCGGTGGCCGTGGGGACAAACTGCCGCTCAGACCGCTTCAGCGTCTCGCGGCCAGGCTTGGGACCCATGCGGGGCGTGCGGCCTGCCGGCAAGAGCTCCCCGGGACAGTGGACACCGCGGACGCATTCACCCGTCACCGCGGAAAGCAGTGAACCGCAGTGCAGGCATGTGCCAATCTTAGGCGCCGGGGCCTCATACTCGTCCGCCGTTCCCCAAGGCTGGCACCGCTCCGCCGCCGCGGCGTCAAACAGACCATCAACGCTCGGATTCAGCGGCACCGTGGCCTCCGCCTCCGCCGCACGCTCCGCCGCGGCCTTGTCAACCATGGCGTTGTAATCCGCGGCCAATCCGTCCGCGATCTTGCCGTAGCGCGTGGCCTGATCCTCCGCCGGTGCATCCGCCGGGACCGGGAGGCCGGCGCGCGCCAGGGCAACCGGCGCCGACACCTGCATGCGGTCAAGCTCCGCAATGGTCAGCGCCAGGGCGCGCGCATGGGATTCAAACTTGCGGACCGGCTTCACGCGGTCCGTCACCGCATTGAACACTTTGACCAGTTGCGCGGCAGAGAGTTTGTCAAACATAGGGTAGGCTCCTAATCACGTCATCGGCGCCAATCGCCGGCAACAATTTGAATATACCAACATAACGTTGGTATCGCAACATCAATCGTTAATCATGCCATGCGAGTGACGCCGGGAAGCACGGCCGTCAGTGCATGGGAACGATCCACGCGGCAGATGGACGGTGCAACAAATGAAGGCAGGACGGAAACCAACACCGGCGGCTCTACTCAAACTGAAGGGCACCGAGAACGTCACGCGAGCGCGCGAGCGCGGCCCGGAGCCGGAGGCGCCGGGGGACTTACTGGCGGACCCGCCAGACTGGCTCACGGACGGCCAGGCGGCGTCCTGGCGCTATGCTGTTGAGCATGCGCCACGCGGCATCCTTCGTTTGATCGACCGCGGCTTGCTCACCGTCTGGTGCGAGGCGGAGGACCGCCACCGGCGCGCCACGGAGGCGCAAGCGATGCTCGACAAGCGCTCCCCGCGCATGCCGTTCATGATGATAAGGCGCAAGCCGGCTCCCAAGGCCAAGAAGGAGGGTGAGGCCGCGCCGCCGGCGGAAGCACCGGAGCTCTCAGTGAGCCCGTATCTCGGCGTGATAAACCAAGCGGCGCAAGTCATGGTCCGCGCCGCGTCGGAAATGGGCTTCGCACCTGCCGCACGGCCGCGCCTCGCGGAGACAAATCCCGGGGCGGCCATGCCGAATGATAGTCCCTGGCACAAGCTCCGGGTCCTGCAAGGCGGACGCGAAAGCGCATAGCCGTGGCTGTCCGTCTCTTTCATGGTGACTGCCGGGATGTCCTGGCGACGTTGCCAGCAGCGTCAGCGCAATGTTGCGTCACGTCACCGCCTTATTTCGGGCTCCGTGACTATAATAATGGCACCGCCGGCGAGATAGGCCGTGAGGCCACGCCGGTTGAATACGTTGCGGAGCTCGTGGCCGTGTTCCGCGAGGTGCGCCGGGTGCTGCGCCCGGATGGCACGCTCTGGCTGAACCTGGGGGATAGCTACTGCTCGACTGACAAGTGGGGCGGTGGTGTCGGCGGCAACACCGGAAAGCATGTCGTGACTGATGCCGGCGCTGTGCCCTCCTGGGCCGTCCGGCAGCGCAAGGCCCCGATGGACGGGGTCAAGCCTAAAGACCTCCTGATGATCCCCGCCCGTGTCGCGCTGGCCCTCCAGGCGGACGGCTGGTGGCTCCGGTCGGACATCATCTGGTCGAAGCCCAACCCCATGCCGGAGAGCGTCACAGACCGCCCCACATCGGCGCATGAGCACGTCTTCCTGCTGACCAAGAGCGCGCGTTACTACTGGGACGCAGCAGCCGTGGCGGAAGCGGTCAGCGATACGCATGGAGCACAGGCGTGGCGGCGCATCTTCGACCCGTCCAAACAAGGCAAAGAAACGGCGCTGAAGGATGCGGGCGTTAAGGGCGGCAATGACGGCGCGCGTGATCGAAACGCTACACATCGAAACACCCGCAACGTCTGGACGATCGCTGCCGCGCCATCATCCATAGGTCACTTCGCACTTATGCCGCCGGCGCTGGCGGAGCGCTGCATCAAAGCGGGAAGCCGGGCCGGCGATACCGTCCTCGATCCGTTCGGCGGAGCCGGGACCACCGGGCTTGTCGCGGATCGCTTGGGCCGGAGTGCCATCCTGATCGACTTGAACGCGGAATACGCACAAGCCGGTCATACCCGCATCACCGGGGACTGTCCGCTCTTCGCGGACGTATCCGCCGTGACGCAATGAGAGGCCGGGCGTCAGTTCACTGGACGGCGGAGCGTCGCGCTGAATTCAAAACGATGTGGGATGCGGGCAAGTCACGCAAGGAAATTGGCGAGCGCTTCGGTATCTCCATTTCTAATGTCGGTGTCCGTCGTTTTCAGTTTGGCCTTGACCCGCGCAATACGGGCAGGCCGCCGCAGAAACGCTAATGCCACGACGCTCTCGTAGCCGACCGATCGACGTTACCGGCTATCCGCCGGGCGTCATCAAGGGCATTCGCTATGCGGCCTCGCTTGAGAGCGGGGACATTCCGGCCTGCAAGCTCGCCATCGCCGCGGCGCGCCGATTCCTGGACGATCTGCGGAAGGCGGAGGCGGGTCGCGGTGAGTGGGAGTTCCGCGCCGGCGCCGCCGAGGCCTCCATGCTTTTCGCGTCCCTGCTACCGAACATCAAAGGTCCGCTCGCCGGCAAGCCGCTCGTGATCGCGCCGTGGCAGTGTTTCATCTTTGCCAATTTGTTCGGGTTCTATGAGCGGGGCACGGAGGCCCGGCGCTACCGACAAGCGGTGGTATTTGTCCCCCGGGGAAATGGCAAAACGACCGTCGCCGCTCCGGTGGCGCTATACCTGACCTTCTGCGAAGGGGAGGGGGGAGCGGAAGGATACGCCGCGGCCGTCACGCGTTCACAGGCACGCATCCTGTTTGACACCGCTCAGGAAATGGTCCGGAGGTCCCCTGAGTTCCGGAGCGAGTATGGCGTTGACACGCTGACCAACGCGATATTCCAACAGCGCTCCGCTTCCAAATTCGTCCCGGTGAGCTCAGACGCCAAGGCGCTAGACGGGCTCAACGTGCATGTCGCCGTCTGCGATGAGATAGCTTCCCACCGCACATCGCACGTCTATGACGTGTTGCTCACTGCCATGGGCAAGCGGCTCCATCCGTTGCTCATTTCCATCTCCACCGCCACGGCGAACAATTCAGGCATCGGGCGGAGCCTCTGGAATTACGCCGTTCGGGTGCTTGAGGGGCGCCAGGCGGACCCGCGGCTTTTCGCGCTGATCCATTGCGCGGACGATGACGACGACATTTGGGACGAGCGGACCTGGGTCAAAGCGAATCCGAATTGGGGGATCAGCGTTCAGCCGGACGCAATCCGCGCGATCGCGCGCCAGGCCCGGAACAACCCGGTGCAAGAGAGCGCCTTCAAAACGCGTCACCTCAACCTATGGGTCGGTGCAGATGATGCGTTGTTCTCCATGCGGGCCTGGCGGGACTGCGCTCGGCCGCTGAAGCTCGATGACTTCATTGGTCAGCACTGCGACATCGCGGTTGACCTGGCGGCAAAGACGGACCTGGCGGCCGTGCAACTGACGTTCTCGCGGGAGGACCCGGAAACCGGGCAACTCCGCTACAGCACGTTCGGCCGCTACTACACGCCGGAGGCCGTCATTCTTGAGGCGCGCCAGGCGGAATATGCGGCATGGGCGGCCGGCGGGCACATGGTTGTCACGCCGGGCAACGAGATCGACTTCACGACCATTGAGGATCATTTGCTTGAGGACTGCGCTCGCTTCCAAGTGGGCTCCGTGGCGTATGATCCGTGGTCGGCAACGCAACTTGCTCAACGGCTACAGGCGCAAGGCGTCCCCGTCATTGAGTTCCGGCCGACCACGCAAAACTTCAGCGAACCGACAAAAGAGCTCGACGCGGCCATGCAGGCGGCCCGGATTGAGCATGACGGCAATCCGGTCCTGGAATGGTGCATCGGGAATGTCGTCGGCCACTACGACGCGCGCGGCAACGTCTATCCCAGGAAAAACCGGCCCGAACAAAAGATCGACGGCGCGATAGCGCTCATCATGACGGTGGGCCGTGCCATGACGGCACGGGAGGAAATTCCATACGGGGACGGTCGCGGCCTGCTGATCGTGTGATGGAGGGCCAGGCCGATGGCAGGTTATTGGTCCCGGATCGCAGACGCGATTCTTGGCAAAGACACGGACGGCGAGAACGCTTCCGGCGCGGACGGTTGGGGCGAGTGGGGCATGTCGGAGGCCGGGGCTCCGGTCAATTCATGGTCCGCAATGCATCACGGCCCGGTCATGGCGGCCGTGTCGATACTGGCGGAGGACCTGGCGAAAATCCCGGTCGGCGTGTTTCACCGCCGGGATGATGGCGGCAAAGAGCCCGCAACGAATCACGTGCTCCACAAGCTCTTGCGCCAGCCGAATGAGTGGCAAACCGGCTTTGAGTGGAAGGAAATGATGCAGGCCGCGCTTGTCCTCCGCGGCAACGCCTATTCTGTTATTGTGCGGAACAAACGCGGGGACCCGATCCGCCTCGTGCCGGTGCATCCGGACCGCGTGATGCTCTGGGAAGCGCCGAACGGAGATTACTTCTACCTGGTCACGCGCAACGGGCTTCATGAGATGGCCATGTTGCGGAACATGCCATCGCTCATTCCGTCCGAGGATATACTGCACCTGCGATGGATGCAGTTCTTTCATTCACTGATGGGGAGCTCCCGCATCAACCTCGGTCGCGAGCCCATAGGCCTCGGCATGAGCCTGGCGGAGCACCATAGCCGCTTCGCCGGTCAGGGGACGCGGCTCACCGGCTATCTCTCCACCGATGGCAAACTGCCGGACGACGCGCGGAAGGATTTGAAAAGCGCGTGGGAGAAAAACTACAGCGGGCCTCGTTCCGCCGGCCGGACTGCGGTCCTGGAATACGGCATGAAGTGGCAGCAACTCGGCATGTCGATGGTTGATGCGGAGTTCATGGCAAGCCGGGAGTTCCAGTTGCGCGAAGTCGCGCGCGTGTTTGGCCTTCCTCCATACAAACTCGGGATAATGGGCGCCGACAGCGGGCCGTCACTCGTGCAGCAAGGCCAGGAATACCTCAACGGTCCGATGTCCGGATACTGTGAGCGGTGGAAGGCATCGCTAGAACGGCAATTTGATATAGACGGAGAAGATACCTTCATTTTCTGGGATTACTCCCATTGGTTGCGTGCGGACATTCAAACGCGCTTCACGGCTTATCGTCAAAGCGTCGGCGCGCCATGGATGGCCGTCAATGAAGCACGACGCTCGGAAGGCCTCCCGGAGCAAGAGCACGGGGACGAAGTGTTGCAACCAACCAACCTCGCACCGCTCGGATGGGAGCCTCCGGAGAAACCCGCCGGCGGCGCATCAGGCAGTGATCAAACAGGCTCGCCAGGCCAGGGCGGAGACGGGGACGCCGACAAGCTCCCCGGGGAAGAGCCGGCGCCAACCAACTGACGGAGGAAATCATGAGCGATTTGCACACCGCGGACCAACAGGCCGCCGCGGACCAACAGGCCGCTGACCATGAAGCCGCTGCCCGTGAGGCCGCGGAACGCCAGGACGCGAAGGCGGTCAAAACTGATCCAAAACAGGACGCGTTGCATGACGCGCTCGGCCACGTGGAAAACGCGCTCGCCGGCGGACGTGACGGTGACGTGCGCTCCGTCGCCGCGGCCGTCATGCATCTGGTGAGCATCATGCGGTTGCATCTGTGCCCGGATACCGTTGCCGCGAAGGCGGACGCGGAGGCGAAGGCGGCGGATGAGGCCGCCGCGAAAGCGGAGGCGGAGCGCCAGGCGGTGCAGGAAGAGGCGCAGCGCATCGCGGACCAAGCTGAGAAGGACCGTCTCGCTGCACTGGCGCAAGCGGAGGCGGACCGCATCACGGCCGCGGCGCAAGCGGAGGCTGACCGCCAGGCGCCCGCGCCGGCGGCATAGGGGCCGCTCATGCGCCTCATCACCATCGAAGAGTTCCGCGCCGCGGCACGCGATAAGCGTCCGCACGGCGCCGATGGCGTCTTCCGCGTCAACACACGGATCAAGCCGCGGGCAGTAGAGGACGAATCACGGACACTCCGGTTCTGCTTTTCGGACGGCTCAATCGACCGCATGGGTGACACGATAGCGGTTGACGGTTGGGAGCTCGCGGACTTCACGGCAAACCCGGTGGCGCTTTGGGCGCATGACTCGTCCTCCCCGCCGATAGGTCGCGCGTCCAATGTCACTACGGAGGCCACGCGCCTCATGGGTGACATCACGTTTGCGGACGCGGAAACCTACGCGTTCGCTGACACGATCTACCGGCTTTACCTCGGGCAGTTCCTCAACGCCGTGTCGGTGGGCTTCCTGCCCCTTGAATACAGCTTCGTGGAGAACGATCCGGACCGCGGTTGGGGCATCGACTTCAAACGCCAAGAGCTGCTGGAAATCTCCCCGTGTCCGATCCCGGCAAATCCCAACGCGCTCGGGGCGGCGCGCGCCAAGGGCATTGATTTGAAGCCGCTGGTCACATGGGCGGAGGCGGCACTCGACGCCGGCGGGCTGGCCGTCCTGCCGCGCGCCGACCTTGAGAAGCTACGGAAGGATGCAGCGAACATGACCACACTTCGCAGGGTGCCAACCAAGCCGCGCCGCCGTGCGGACGATGAGGACCCGGACGACAAGCCGCCGGAGGACAAGGTTCAAGCCACGTGCGGGCGGAAGGCCGACTCCGAGTGCGGGCTCAAAGATTCGGCCGAGTGCGCCATCCATGGCGGCGGCAAGGCGGCCGGAACGGATGATGAGCCGGATGACAAGCCAGATGATGAAAAGCGGCTCCGGGTGCTCTTGCTGCGCTTGCTCACGCCGGTCCGCCGGGAGGCCGATCCGGAGGACCTGCCGATGGAGCACCACGACGCCATCCGGCTCGCGCACAAATCCATGAAAACCTGCAAGTCATTCCTCGGCGAAGCGATGGGTCACTACGCCAAGGCGATGGACCTTATGGGGCCGGTCGTGGATGCGATCAACGAGGGCAGCAACGGCAACGGTGACGACGACTCCGGCAACGGTGACGACGGCAACGGCAACGGCAACGGCAACGGTGATAAGCCGGATGACGCTGACAAGGCGGCGCAGTTGCGCCGTGCTGCGGAGCTCCGCGAGCGGATCAGGCGAGCGGCCTGAGCGGGGCTGACACATTCCGCCTTCTCGCCCTTGGGCAAGGCTTCGGACAATTAGGAGAGACAGTCATGGCTACACTTCAGTCGCTCCGCCAGGCCCTCGGCAAGGCGGTTGATGAGCTTCCGGACCTGGCGGGGACAAAGGATTTCGCCGAGGCGGAAAAGGCAATCGACGCCATTGAGCGTCAGATTGCGGACCTTGAGCGGGCGCAGCGGCGCAGCGCAGCGCTGGCACGTCCTGCCGGCGCTAACGGCTCCCTCGGCGCCGTTGATGAGACGAACCCGATGGAGCGGACCCTCACGCAGATACGCGCGATGGAGCCGGCCCGGGGCAAGCTCCGGGGCTTTGATGATTACCTAGCGCTGGCGCGCAAGGGCCTGGATTTCGCGCCGGCGCGCGACACGCACTACCGGACTTTGGGCGAGCAGCTTCAGTCCATTGCCAGGTATTATCTCGGCAAAGGCACCGATATGGACCCGCGCCTCGTGCGTGCGCCAACCGGTGCCAGCGAGGTTGATCCGACCGGCGGCGGCTTCTTGGTGCAGGTGGATTTTGCGGCCGCAATTTTCATGCTCGCGCATGACATGGGACACCTGCTCGCGGAGGTGAACAAAATCCCGATCAGTGCCGGCTCCAATGGCCTGAAAATCCCCGGCGTTGATGAAACGTCGCGCGCCACCGGCTCCCGTTGGGGCGGCGTCACGTCAACCTGGATCGGGGAGGGGACCACCGTCACGCCGTCGCGGCCGAAATTCCGCATCGTTGAGTTTGACCTGAAGAAAATGATGTCACTGATGTATGTCACTGACGAACTGCTTCAGGACAGTTCCGCTTTGACCGGCATCGCTTCGCAGGCCTTCGCGGAGGAAATTGTTTGGATGACAGAAGACGCGATTTTTGAGGGCTCCGGCGCCGGTATGCCGCTCGGGATCATGAACTCCGGCGCCAAGGTCGCGGTGGCCAAGGACTCCGGCCAGCTCACCGGCACGTTCACCGCTTCCAATGCCGTGAATATGTGGGCTCGCCTTTGGGCGCGCTCCATGAGCAACGCGAAGTGGTATATGCAACAGGACGTGCTCCCTCAACTCTTGTCCATGAGCATCGGGGTGAGCACCGCCGGCGGCCAGTTGGTCTATCTGCCGCCAGGCGGATTGTCCGGCGTGCCATACGGGACACTGCTCGGCCGCGAGATAGTCTTCACGGAATACGCCTCCGCGCTCTCCACGGAGGGGGACGTGATGCTCGCGGACCTGTCACAATACACGCTCGTTGATAAAAACGGCGTGCAAGCGGCAACGTCCGTGCATGTGGCGTTCAACACGGATGAAATGGTTTTCCGGATCACCTATCGCGTCGATGGCAAGCCGATGTGGTATGTGCCGATCACACCGGCGAAAGGTGTGACCAAGAGCCCGTTCATTACCTTGGCCACGCGCTGATCCGGCGCGCCTGGCGCGCACTTCCCGCAACGCTTTGACTGACGCCGGCGCGGCTCCCCTCGCGCCGTTTTCAATTTGCCGCTTTGGGGGGCGGTAGGAGTAACAGTCAATGGCCCGTCAATTCTCACTCGTAGCGCAAATCCCGCCCGTCATGCTCTTGGCACCGGCGGCCGACGCCGCGGGGCGTGCGGCTCCGTTCCGCTCGCTCCGCAACGCGCTCAAGGCCTACATCGTCGCGCATATCAACCAAGGCGCCGCGAACACTGTGCAGCTATCCGTCATGCAGGCCACGGCGGTCGCCGGCACCGGCGGCAAGGCTGTGACCGCCGTGCCGATCTGGAGTAACCTCAACACCGGCACGAATGACACGCTGGTCGCGCGGACCGCCGCGGCTACCTACACGACGGATGCAGGCCTGACGGACAAACTTGTGGTCTTTGAGATCACGCCGGAGTCCTGTATGGACCTGGCCAACGGCTTTGACTGCATCTCCCTAAGCACCGGCGCGTCAAACGTGGCGAACATCACGGAGGCGCAACTCCATGTGCTCGGCTCATTCCAGGGTGCAACGCCGATCAACACCTATACCGATATTTGACAATGAAGGCGGGTGACTATGAGGACCGTATGATGCGGTCCTCCCGCTACCCGTCAAAGAAGGGCAAGGGCAAGGTCACGCGTGAGGCGTTGAAGGCGCAACGCAAGGCGGACCGCAAGGGCGGAGCTCCACCGCCAGGCAAACCGGAGCGGCGCTAGATGCAGCGCACTGTGACCATCAAAACGCCTCCCGCGAAAGAGCCGGTCACGCGGGACGTTGCCAAGCAACACGCGCGCATCCCCCACGATTCCGATGACACACTGATCGACGGCTATCTGACCGCCGCCCGCGTCATGGTGGAGGCGCATACCTCACGCGCGTTGATAACGCAGACAGTCACCTGGATTGAGCAACCGGAGAACCCGCTCCGGCCCGTTGAGTGGCACTATTACCGCCGCGGACGGCCGTTGATCTTCCCGCGGGCGCCAGTGCAAGCCGTGAACAGCGTCACGGTCACGGACCTGCTCGGCAACGCCTCCACCATCGCGCCGGCCGCGCTCCCGATTCCGCCGCCGACCCTGTTGAACGGCTACGCCACTGACCTGTTGATGGCGCCGGCAGCGTTGCGCTTCGGTGCCGAGACGGTGCTCGCGGACGGCCGCGCGCTCCGCCAGGTGAACATGGCGCACCTGGCCGTGGAGTTCGTGGCCGGCTATGCGGACCCGACCAACATCCCGCAACCGATCATTCAGGCGATCCTGCTCACCTTCGCGTTCCTCTATGAGCACCGGGGCGATGCGGTGGCGGAGCTCCCGGACGCCGTGCAGTGGTTGCTAACACCGTATCGTCTGTCCTGGGTATAGCCGACAGAATCAGCCTGCATTCGGTTACGTTTCCTCCCGATTTGCGGCTGACGGAGGCGGCGGGACTGCCGCGGTCCCGCCGTCTCTACCTTCTTCGATTAGGAGGATCACGCGCCATGGTCATGCGAGTTGACCATTACCATCATTTCGATCCGCTCGTTATCACGGAGCAATCCGCGGCCTCCGTTGATGCGCTTGCCGCCCTCACCGCTGCGGTCAATGACTTACGAAAGGACATCCAAACTATGTCGGGCACTCAAACCCAACTTGACGCCGCTATTGCTGACCTGCAAACCAAGGTCGCCGCAAACACGAGCGCGGCACAATCCGCTGACACGCTCATCACTGGCATCCCGGCGCTGATTTCCGATGCGGTGGGCAAGGCGGTTGCGGCCGGCGCCAGCCCGGCGCAACTCGCGGCCGTCACGGCGCTCGGGGACGCAATCGCGGCCAACACGTCCGGGCTTGCCGGTGCAGTGACCGCCAACACGCCGGCCGCGGCGCCAACGGCCTAACCATCCGGCATGGAGCCGCCTGACGTAGCCGCTCCGCCGCACCTGGCGGAATTTGAGGCGACTATCATGGCGGACGGGCATCCTGCCGTCGTGCTCATTGACCGGGTCCTGGCGCGCCATTTGTTGCGGTATCTCCGTGACGTGGAGCGGCGGCTCGCGGTCGCTGAAGAAGGGTCCTTCTACTGATGGCGGACCCGTTTGAAATCGGCCAACTCCGGTTTCCCGTCACCATCGCGGAGCGCAACCAAGCCGCCGCGGTGGGAGGCGGGATCTCGGAAACACTGACCAACCTGGCGGCCGTGTGGGCTCAAATTGAGCCCGTTGGCGCGCTGACGTTCTACTCGGGCGTTCAAGTGGACACGCCGATCACGCACCGCATCCGGCTCCGTTGGATGGATTGGATTGACA